TGATAATTCCATCGGCAATATTATTTGCCTGAATTCCTTTAGCAGCAATCTTTGGTGAAGTTACTGCACCATCAGCAATGTCAACAGTTGCAACGCCACCATCGGCAATTGCAGCACTGTCAATAATAGCGTCGCTGGGTGCACGTCCTGTATATGCCATATCTTAATTCCTCAGGTGATTTCCAGAAGACTCATGATAACATCACATGAGGTTGGTTCTGAAGCAACAACTTTGATATTGTCGTTTGTTTCAAGTACAACCTTCTGGTCGCCACCAATAACAACCAATGCACCACCTGCAGGAACTGGAGCGTTCTTCACGAGGTAAGTGTCATTTGAACCATCATTAAGATAGCAGTCCACACTGACAGTATTGGCGTGCTTGTTGGCAACTGAGAGACCAATTACAGTGGTTTGTGTACTTGCACCAACAGTGTAAGAACCAACCGTGACTGCACTTGTTCCCACATTGCGAGAAGTATAGTTTTTGAAAGTATTTGCCATTTCAGTAATTCCGTTTGTTAATTACATCTATTTATAACGATTATCCGAGCGCAATTGCTAATGCAAGTGAATCTCCTGATGTTGCATAGGTAGATGTCACATTCGCAACTTGCATGTAATTGCTTAGATCGACAAAAGTCGGATCTAATTTATCACCTGTATTCAATTCACCCAACGACGTTACATCACCGTTCGTGTAGATTGCCTTGAGTGGAATAACTGCTGTATTTGCTGGCATAATCTATCCTTTATGCTACCAAGATCGAATCAAGAGTTCCGTCTGATTTATAAAACGGAAACGAACCACCTGCCACAGAGATGTTATCCTGCGTGCCATCTGATTTATAAAACGGAAATCCTGCAGTTACACCAGAACCTGAACCCCAAGACAGATTACCAGAACCATCAGTTACTAATGATTGACCAGAAGTACCGTCTGCAGATGGGAATGTGATTGCGCCATTGGCAATTGAGAAAGTACCTGAACCGACAGTCATAGAATGCGTATTTGCACCAATTTCAAATACAACTGACCCATCACTGGAGTACAAGCGACCGTCACTCAGATTGAGTGCCAACTCACCAGTAGTGATGTTCGAAGTTGTTGGTGCCTTGCCCGCAACGGCAGTGCGTTTGATCTTAACGACCGACGCCATATCTATGGTCCTAATTGTTCAGGGACTATGTAGTCCGTTATATAAACTGGAGAGCCTCTATATAGAGGCATTGCTCTCCTGTTTTCTATTTAGTAAGTTCCACCATCAATAACTGCGTCCAACTGCGCCAGAGTATAACCTGTTGCGCCAGTATCTACAGTTGTGCCTGGTTCAGTTTGCAGACCAGTGTAGAACTTGAATATGCTAGAGTCAGAAACATCACGGAAGTAACCAGCATACTTGGTGGTTGCACCATCAACATACTTAGCATATACACCATGGTCAACAGAGTTGCCTGCATTGTTAGCAGACAGTTTGATCATGGTATCATCAACATTTACAGTCGATGAAGAAATATAAGTTACGCCACCTTCAACAGTCAGATTACCGTCGATGGTAACATTACCCTGCACACCCAAATCATTGGTAACAGTCAGATCATTTCCGATGGTTACATCGTTAGGCAGACCAATCTGGAAGGTTGTACCTTCACCAGCAGAACCAGAAACTTCGATCTCGTTTGTAGTACCAGTTACAGCAGCAGCATAGTTGCCAGAAGTGTCAGTACCAAGTACAACATCATTGTTATAGGTAGTGCTGATTGAGACAGTGTTACCAGAGAAAGAAGCAGTACCAGTAACATCACCAGTCAGAGTTACAGTAGCAGTGCCACCGAGTTTGCTGCTTGCATAGGTATAAGTGTCAGCAATGTAGGCATTGGTGTTTGCGAGGTTAGAAGCAACAGTTGCGCTAGTGGCAAATACTGTACTGTTAGCAACCTGCAAATAGTTAGCAAGAGTGCTACCTGCTGAAGTTGCAAGAGTAGCAGCACCAGTTACATTACCTGTACCATTGAAAGAACCAGAGGTATAAGTAACATCACCAGTCAGAGAAATCGTTCTACCAGTTGCCAGAGCAGTAGCAGTAGCAGCATTACCAGTAGTGTCAGAACCAATCGTGCCTTCAAGAGAGATACCGATCGCACCGTTAGCGTTGCGATTAACATCAATGTCAGTGCCAGGAACAATCGTAACAGTTTGACTTGTTCCCTGATCACCACTCAGCGTGATATATGCGCCTTCACCAGCAGTAGCAGCAGAAGTGGCAAGAGTGTAATTCTCACCAGAAACAGCAGTTACACCAGCAGAGTTACCTACATAAAGTTTTCTGTCAAAGAGGTTGACCGCCAGTTCGCCTTCGGCCAAACTATTTGGTACGGAACTCGCAGTGGTACTGCGCTTGATCTTGATAATTGATGCCATGATTAGGACACTCCTTGATTATTATTATCGCAACCCACCACGGCGAGTTGGCTTTTCTTTGTTTTCTTTATTTATAATAATTTGAGGGTTAACATATTTCTTATAGTAGTCTAAGTCTGCCTGTTGCTTGCGAATAATCGCTTCCATCTCAACGATCTGTTGTACAATCGTTTTAGGAACAGGCAACTTGTCCCTTGCTTCTAATTCTCTTCGTAGATCTTTGTTTTCTTGCTTTAATTCAGCAACTGCTCTACTCAACTCAAGAACTAGATTATCACTGTTATCATCATAATAATCGCTCATCTCTAAAATGTTCCGCCATTCAAACTATCAAAATAAGGTGTTCCGTTTGCTGCTACTTGAAAGACTTGACCACTTGTGCCTTTCACACCATCAACTCTACCATTTGCTTTTGTAATCAATGTAGAATCACTAGCAATAGAGGACAGAGTAAGATTACCAGATACAGTGAAGTTGGTATATGTTCTGTTGCCACTAATGACAATGCTTTCAAGATTCGCAACTTTATCGACAAGCAATTTGCCGCCGATGTATTCAACAGACACTGCTGATGTGGCAGTATCCGTTTGACCAATAAACAATTTATTGGCCGAGTAGGAGTAAGCAAGTTCGCCATTCGCAAGTGCTGTTGGAGCATTATTGCTCTGCGAGGTCTTGATCGAAATAATTGCCATTAGAACGATCCGCCCTCAAGTTTGAAAGCACCAGTGCCTGTATCATAGGTAAGAATGTCACGCTGAACATAAGTATCAGTCGCAGCATTATATACAAGAATAGAACCATTTGCTTGCGACACAGATGTGTCTACATCAGCAAGTGAATCAATACGACCACCAGACAATGCTTGGTTCTTAAGTGTTACATCGTTTGTCGGTGGATCAAAATTAACACTGAAATCCCCAGTAGATGAGTTTCCGAGTTTGACAGTGAATGCCATTTTTATGCCCTCGTGACTTCAGGTGTAATCGTAACGATTCCTTCCACTAATCTTGATCTTGTGTTTGCGGAACTCGTAATTTCCACATCATATACATAGCGACCTGCTTCCATATCAGAAGTCGTTGCTCTTGAGAGAGAAAGTGTAATCTTACCTTCTGATCTTGGAGTACCAAACGAACAAGTAATTGGAACTGCAGTTGTTGATGAGTAGTGCTTACGAATATGTCCGTTCGCAGTATAACCTGTCAAATCAACAGCAGCACCAGCATCCTCTACGGTGATTGTGGTAGAGAAGTCAGCACCTTGATCAACAACTAAATTTGCCTTCGCTGCCATGTCTTACCCCAACGCAATTGCCAGTGCCAGTGCATCTCCACTGGTTGCCATTGTATCACCAGCATTGTTGTAGTAGGTGTTGGCAGTCAATCTTCCTGTACTGGTAACAGATGCCATGGTAGTGTTTGCATTATTTGTGAAAACAACCGCAGAACCACCACCATTGTCTGCCAACTTAACAAACAGATCAGATTCACCAGTCATGCCTGCGCCATTCGCCATATAAATTGCGATGGCGTCATTAGCGTTAGCAAATCTCAGTGCTGGTGTTTCGCTTGCTGACTTAGCAAAAGCAGTGTTTGCACCAGACAGTGTAATGTTTGAAGAGTTGGATGAGAGATTCGTAATGTCACGGAGAGTCAGTGATTTAAGATCCGCAACACCACCAGTTGTAATTCTTAGAACCTGACCAGCAGTACCACCTGTCAATCTCCAGTAGGCAACATCGCCAAGATCTACAACTTCTTGACCAGTCTGATTGAAGATTACATTGCCATTGAATGTGGCATGACTAGAAACAGAGAGCGTACCAGTGATGGCAGTGTTAGAAGCAATTGAAAGAGATGCTTCGTTAGTGGTGTTACCACCTTTGATTGTCGTTGCTCGTAACTGAGTGGCAGAGAATGTCCCGATAATATGACCATTACCAGTTGCCAGTCCACCACGTGATGCATCGCCACCTGGATTTACACTGACGACGTTGTTGGACATCGCAGTTGCAATCAAATTGGTGTTTAATCGCCACGTGTTAAAACTGTCGACAAGTTCAGTATTTGCTATTGTTACTGACATCTTTAATCTCTATTTACAAGTTGCTGGAGCAATTGCTTGATTTCAGACATATCTGTTTTCAGATTATCGATATCTTCTCGCATTTGCCTTTCTTTATCCCTTACCACTTTATATTTTTGCAAAGCAGTCATATCGGTGTTGAGCACCGCATTGGTCTTGGAATCTCGAACCAATGTATCATCAGTGTCAATTTGCAAAAATCTGTGCTTCATTATTTCTGCAACGCAATTACTCTCAAATCATCTACCAGAGGAACAAGGTTTGTTCCAGTGGAAGTCATAACAATCTTAATAGCGAAGGTCTTATAACTATGATAGATTGCACCATCAGTACCACGATATGCCACAATTTCGCTGTTAGAACTATTTAGTCGTGCGAAATTATTTGCTGTGGTTAAGAATCCTTGACCATCAGTGTTTGCGCTGAATCCAAACTCAAACTCTTTAATATCTCTGCCGTCGAAACCAGAAGAATAGGTATTCGAAGCAGTAATCTGAGTCAACGGAGTGTAATCCTTATCCGTGAATGCTTCACCGTCTTCACCGTTGATGATACGAGCATAAACCTGAATGTCTGTTCCGACAGGTTTAAATGCATTCATATACACAACCATATCTTCAGCATCCTGACCATCGGCAAGAGTAATCTTCTTGCTGATATAACGAACAGATGCATTACCAACTTCCTTGTGTTCATCAGTGTTATCATTATTGATGTTGTTACCAAGGATAATTGCATTTGCTCTGGTTGTATCAATTACTGGAGATACACGAGAATCAGTGGTACTCATTGTTCCTCTCAGAACAAAGGACTTGGTAGAACCGCCAACTGGAGTCAAACTGCTTTCGTTAGAAACAGAGTACACTTTCTTCTCATTATCGTAGAAGTTGTTTTCTTCACCAAGAGTAACATTGACCCAATCGCTGCTGATTGCACCAGCAGAGGAAGTTGAACGAACTGCCCAACCAGCAGAGGTCTTGTTGTACTTAATCTCTGGAAGTTTTGGTACAACAGAGTTCATCTGCAAATCATCAACCGTTACAACTCTACACTGAGCACCAGACTTCTGACCACGAACATAACCATTTGCGAAGTAACCAGTGCTAGAAGAAACATAAAGTTTATTCTTTGGTCCATAGAAGAACGATACAGTACCAGAAGCAGCATTTGCTTGGTGTGCAGTAGTTGTACCAACCAGCGTACCTGCTCCATCATAGATGTTGTAGGCACTGGCAGTAGAAGTATTCGGGAATGTACCGATTGCTGCCAATTTAACAACAGTCGCACCAGCAGTGTTATCTACAATCTGCAGAATTGCACCGTTAGCGAAGTTGGTATTGGTAATTGCTGCACCATCATATGCTGCCTTAGACTTCAGAACCTGACCAACAGTCAGCGTTGAAGTATTTGCAACAGTCAGTACTGATTCAGAAGTAATTGATTCACCAACACGGAATGTTCCATCGATGTTATCAATCGTGAAGTAATCCTGATCAGAGTTCTCCATGTAAACTGTACCAGTAGAGGTAGAGAACTCAGCACGATACATAGTGAACTTAATGTCTTCATCCTGAATAGGATTCCAAGTCTTGTCATTAGACGAGGAGAACAGAACACCAGAATAAGTCTGCTTGTTGATAATCGTGTTAGGGCGGAAAACATCAGAACCACCCAACTGCGCAGTCCATACTGCATACTGATCTGAGTTACCACCTGGAATTACAATGAACGCATAGTCTGTTTGATTCTTCAAGAATACTGGCGTGTCAAAGGTAAAGGTGGTTGCAGTCGATGCATCAGCAGAAGTGTTTACACTTGATGCTGGCAGAGTCTTAATTGCATATGGTACGATCGTTTCAGTTGGGAAACCATTAACAACTTCACGAATCTGCAGAGTGATCGGCAGAGTGCTATCTTTCTTACCAAAGTACAGATCCATCTTAGTGATGAATACTCCATCATTGGTGCCAGAAATATTAACAGTAAAGGTTTGCGCAATTGGATCCCACCAAGAGCGGTCGCCATCCGCAACAGTATGCAGTACTTGCTTCTCAACAACAGTCTGCTGAGAGAACTGAGGAATCTGCATATTCACATCAGTACCACGCATCGTAATTTCGAGCGGATTGCTGGTGAAGTCGCCATGACCAGTTGTAGTAACCAAGTCTGCCTGAGTGATTGGATCAGAAATATCCTTCAACACAAACCGCTTCGTGCCAACACGGAACTTCAGATTGGTGTCATTTGGCAGACGGAACTTACCATACAGATTACCAGAAGAATCTGTTACAAGAGCAGCACCTTCAACGCCAGTATCTACGAAACTGGAATTGGTTGGTGTACAATAATCAGATACCTTCTCATCATCGAAGTAAGCATATACACGAGTGTTTGGTTTCATGCGTGTAGCAGTGAAACGAATTTCACGAGAACGCATATACTCACGAACAGAGATATTCTCAATCGTGTTGCCGAGAGAAATTGTTTCTGTTACAGAACTCAGTGTAGTCTTGACACCAGTATTGGTTCTGGTTCTGCCAGACTGTACCCAACCACCCCACTGAATCTGACCATTGTTCAGACCAGTTCTATTGGCGATGGTTTCGATTGCATCATAGAAACCAGAGAAGTCAAGTTGAACATCTGGCAACTGAGTAATGTCAGGAGTGTTATCCGCTGGTGGATCAAGAGTAACCTGACCACGCCAGTTGAACATCAATTCCTGTACTGGATTACGCAACTTCGATGCATAAGGTTGATCAATCAACGCAGTATGTGTATAAGACAGTGTTACAATATCACCAGTCTTAGTTACATTGCTAGAGGACAGAGAAACATCCTTAGTCAAAGAAATGTCACTGCGTTCAAAAGTTGGACGCAACATACCTTCGTTGACATCAATTGCCGCACGATAGTATGGATTTTGAGTGTCTACATTTACATGAGAACCCATGTCATCAACAAAGAAACCATTCTTGAAGCGATCAGCACCAGTCTCAGTGCTCAACAACTGCTTGTTCTTAGTTTGTGCTTCGAGAAGATTCAGTGTTGAATAGTATTCAAGACTTCTTACACGCTGTTCAACAGAACGCAGATCTTTCATCGTGTAACGACGATTGTTTTCCAGCGTCATCTTCACTGCATATTCTGGACGCTCATAAACCTTCGCAACATATGGAGAGAGCGATGGATATGGAGGAATGTCCAGCACACCAAGTGTCATTGCACCTGCAGTTTCAGATGGAGTCTGTGGACTCAGATCTGGAACACCCTTGATTACTGAGAATGCGCCACCCTTCGTGACCACAACACGATCCTTACGAGGCAGATAGTACTGCAGATCGCACTGGAAGTTTTCATCTGGAGTTGGCATAAATGCGCCATCAGAATCAACATTGAAAGTTGTGCTTGCTGCTGGGTTTGTTGGGCATGTACCAACTGCACCCACTGCATTTGGTGTTACGCTATTGCTCTTGATCGGACGCATATCAATATGATCACGAAGATCAAATACACGATCAGAAGTCGGACTGCGGAACACAGGGATTTCCTGAGTTGTAATTGCCGTTGTGTTTGCAGTATTTGCATTATCTACTGGATAAGAATCAACAGAAAGATAACCGATACCTGAAGAACGATCACGACCAAAGTAATTGAACTTGACCATCAACCCACAGTTAGTGAGATCAAGCGAACTATCTTTCTTCTGTACGAGATAAGAGTTATCATACATCGCATCCTTCATACCTGAATCAAGTTCAAAGTGCGAAGTTACATCACTGTCAGAAGTTGTTACTGCGGTGTTGGTTCCCTTATAAACAGCAACCAACTTAAACGCATCGGCAACACCAAGTGGCCATGGACCAGACTTGCTTGCGCTATGCGAACCAGTATTGATATGAATAAACTTATCTTTGTTTACTGTCTTAGCAGTTTGTACCGCATCTGAACGAAGTCTATTGAAGTAGACTGTTGCAGCAAACGAAGAAGCAAGATTAGCAGTACCAAGATCAATAGAGTGCTGTGATGAGGTAGAAGTGATCGAACCGTTAGAGGTCAGATCAAAGATATAACCTGATGGGAATACAGTCTTATGTGCACCAGTCTGAGAACCACCGTATGTATTCGCAACCTTGATTGTCGTTGCGTTGGTGATTTCTGTGATTCGTTCTGGATTATTTGCACCGATGGCAATGAAGTCGCCAACACGATACTGAGTATCAAACGAAGTACCAGAACCAGTTACGGTGTTGCCGCTGGTTCCACTAATTGTACCAGTATGCGCTGCAGTTTCTACAGTCTCACGAGCAATTACAAGAATGTTGCGTCTTTCACTGGCAGACAATGTACCAGTTTCGTTCATAGTTTCTGTACCACCAGCGTGTGGTGTATTCGCAGTTACTGTAACCGTGCCAGTTGAAGGAATGGTTACATTCTTCTCAGCACGATATACAAACTGCGTATCAACAACATCATTAGCATCTTTAAGAGTCTTCAGTCCTTTTTGACCAACAGGGAATACCAAAGTATTCAGATTGGTTTCTTGCAACTTAGCAGAACCGTTCGTCAAAACGATATCTGCCATAGAGTTATAGGAACCATTGTCAATATGGAAAGAGCGAGCATCAGCGAAAGAATAACCGCTGTTCATATTTACATCAAAGATGTAGAGGCGCATCTTACCAGTTGCAGTACCCATTGTGCCAGAATCGTAACCAAAACCACGAATCTTACATGTACCGATTGCCGTACCTTGAGCAGACTGATTGCCAAGATTCTTACCAGTAATGCCTTGCTGCGCAGCGTTGTAGATGGTTACTTGTCCGAGATCAAAGAACTCAAATGTACCGACACATTCATTAACATAAACATAGTTGCCGACTGCCTGGCCAACCACAACCGCATTTTGACTATTATATGCAGTTGCCTTATCTACATCAAGGAATCTTGCTGCTTGAAGTTGAATCTTATCGCCAGACACATAACCAATGCCCTTTTCGATTTCAACAACCAACTTATCAGCATCGCCACCCTCAGATGCGGTGTAACGACCCAACGAATTGGTTTTCTTCAGATGCTCACGAACACGAAGATTGAATGGTTGTACAACAAAGTTGCCATTGGTATCATACAATCTTTCTGCTACAAACTTACCAATGTCTGAGTAGATTGTATCATCATTACGCTGAACAATAGAACCACCCTCAACAACCGCAATCGTGAAGTAAGAGGAAGTGTTTGCGAAACCATAGTCCTGAACAGTCAGAGTTGGATACAACTTCAAACGCTCTGCACCTGGAGCAGTATAGTTACTGGAACCAGTAGAGTTATCCAACAAAGAACTATCATCATTGGAATCGATCAGTGTTTCGGTTGTTGTAATACCAATATATGCATTTGGTGTTACACTATAACGACCAACGATAACACTCTGAGAAGGCATACGAATAAAGTTTCCCTTATGGTAAACAATACCATCAGAGATGTTCGCCTTCATGGACTTACCAGTAGCAGAAGCAGTGATTGTGTTCGCTGCAACAATAAATTCAGAGTTAGAAGAACGACGGAAGATCAGTGTTTCGTTATCACCGAATGCTTTTGTTGTGTTATTTGAACCAGAGTTGGTGTAGTGACAATAGACTGTCAGATAATCTGGAGCCGCTGCTTCTGAACCAGTTACGGCAGAAACCAACTTACCAGTCATGCCTGTTGTTGCACCTGTGATGGTGCAGTTTGCAATTACGCCATTCTCATAAAAATCAGACAACAAAAGAACACGGTTGTTTGCATCCTTATCACGCAACTTGACATAGTTTGTTTGATCAGTAATCAGACCACCACCAGTTACGATGGTGCCATCAATCATCACTTCATTTGCGAAACGCTCAATCTGATTCTGCAGAATAGTCTGCATTTGAGTGAGTTCACGTGCCTGTACTGCGTAACCTGGACGGAACAGAATTCTATGGAAGTTCTTGTCCTCGCTAAAGTCATCGAAGTATGGACTTTGATTGAGATTCGTTTCGATTGCCATCTGCTATACCTTTAGAAATCTAGAATAATTTTTAAGTCTTCAATTTGATCTGGGTCACGTGTTACTGCCTGAACATTTTCTGTGTACAAGATTTCGCCAGAGTAAGTGTTCGCCTCTGGACCCTGCACCTCAAGAACATCAGCAATTTGCGTAGCACTCGTGCTTCTAAGAACAACATCGTTGACTTCGAACGCATTATAGTTAGAATATGCATCAACATTATTTATGTAAACTGAATAGATGGATGCATCAGATTCTGTTTCATCTTCACGGGTGAAAACTACCGTTGCGTTTGCTGCACGAACAGCATTAACAAGAGAGTTGGTCGCCAAGTCAGCACCAAGATCAGTAACAAACCCCAAAGCACCTGCTTCTGCAAGTGTCTTGAAGCGACTAGATGTGATTACATCATTGACTTCAAGTGCATTGATTGGAGTTGTACCATCCATCTGTTGATACTGTACAGTCAACTTCGTTGACAGTCTTAAATGCGTTGGTGAGTTGGATGTGTTTGCAACATACTCAGTTGAAACAAACTCATTATTTGAGTTGACTTTCAGAACAGGATCTTTCATAATCGAGATTGTTCTGAACTCAGTATTGGATGGAGTATAACCAGCACCAGTGCCAGAAACACCCATGTTATTATCCAACTGAACATTAATCATAATCTTATCTGCTGCCAACTGACGAATCATATCAGAACCATGACCACCAGTTGGTGAGATAATCACATTAGCAGTAGCACCAGAACCCTGCGTTGTATTTGCAGTGATCACAGTATGCGCTGTTGTGTAGTCAGATCCACCATTGATTACAATGATGTTTGATACTGAACCAATATCCGTATTTACAGTTGCATATGCCTTTGCGCCAGTACCATCACCAATAACCGTAACTGTTGGAGAAACGACCACACGTGAGTCTGTATTACAAGTCGTTGTAAATGCACTATTGACAGTAAGAGTACGAGTTGCGCCATCATAACCAATGATTCTGCGCAACTGACCAGCACCAGTACCAGAAAGAACATATACGCTCGAGCGAGTATAGTTGCCAGTGGTTGGAGACGCATTGGTTGTTGCTGCAGTAGAGAGGCGAATGGTAAATCTGCCTGCTTCTGTAACTGCACCATTCGCAACATACAAATAGTTTGATCCGCCAGTATTGACTTCAATAACTTCAATTGCACCGTTTACTGCTGCATTTTGAACAGCAAGTTGGCGAGTTGCTTCGATAGAAGTTTCGCCAGCAACACGATTGCGAACTGGCATATAAGAAGAAGTCAGAAACTTATTTGCATCACCCAAAGAAATGGTGAACATATACTTCCAAATATAACCATCAGAGGTTGTGAATGGAAGCGTAGAGAATCCAGTTGGTTTGATTGTAGATGTAGCATTTTTGTTATTGAACAAGCATGCATAAACATTATAATCATCTGTCATTACATACCAGTTTCTTGCATACATGTCTGTATCAGTATCACGATACATTGAATACACTGTTCCAGAAACCCAGTCGTATCGATCAGTTACATGACAAATATCATTTACAGTAACCTTCTTTGCACCGTATGCTTCACGATGTACCTGAAAACGCAAGTGTTGATCGTTATCTGGTGGAGCAGATGGATTTGGTTCATCTGTCCAATCTTCTGTACGACCAATTACAGCATAAAGAATTGTTGAGTTCTTTGTGCTTGCGCCATCTGACGCATTCATTGCCTGAACAAATGCCTTCGCATTGTTGATCGACAGTTCTTTGGTTGCGTATCTGTATGTGCTTGCCATTATGCTACCTGATAGTAAATGTTTGCGCTGGTGCTACCAGTTGTGTAGTAGATATTTGCGCTTGTCAAGTTTGTATTTGCCCATGCGATCTTCGTGTTCGCCAATGTATCGCTTGACACTATATTTAGCGGAATTGTATAGAAAGATCTCGGCGCATATTCAATAATAATAGAACCATTATTTGCAAAATGATTCGTAAACGAGGTGCCAGAACCAGTAATCGTGAACGAAGTGTTGCTGATGGCGATCGTACCATTTGCTTTGTTGCGACGCTTCGAACCTGCATCTACAGTCATATCAACAAATGCATTGGACTGCAGTCTATACTTACCGAACAGTTTCTGTCCTGCTGGGTGTACCAACTTCAATGCAACATCACGATAACGAGCAAGGGATACTGGTGAAAGAATTTCATATGAGTATTCTTGGAAGTAGTCACCATCCTGAATATAACCACGCAACGAAGAAATATGACTTCTTGAAGTTGCATAGTATCCTTCAGAGTTTGCTGCACCACGAAGATTGATAATACCAGATGCACCTGTTGCTAATGGACCAGTACCAATACCAAATTCAACTTCTTCGCCATCTCTATATGAGAAACCAGAGTCAACAATGTTGAATGCAACGATCGTTCCGTTTGCACCAACAGTAGGAGTAACCGTAGCATTTTCGCCAAGAATACCATTGTCTGTAACAAGAACAATCTGTGCGTTACCAGTATTGGTCAGCGTACGAGCGTCTGGTTCTGGATTGCCTGTTGTGTAAGAACCAAGATAGGTTTTGATTGTCACATATCCATTATTCGCAAATGTCAGACCAGTTACTGTTTCACCAACATCCTGCCAAACACGCACTGAAGTTTCATATGTGCCATTGCCATATTGTGAGACTGCAATCGGTTCACCATAAACAGAAGCACCAACAACATAACCAGAAGCACCAGAAGTTTCGATACGATCTGCAGAACTGAGTACTGTAAAGTTGGAGTTACCTGTTCCCCATTCAACATCATCGTTTTGCAAAGTCAGAACATATTCTCTAACTTTCAATCTGGAGATGTCAGTATCAATAACATCAACTGTTGGTGCGGTAATATAATCAGAACCACCAGAAACGCTTGAAAGTGAGCGAATCGAACCAACTGAAGCAGAAGCAAAGATCAGTGCATCTTCAAGCGCAGTATATACATTCTCAATTTCACTATTTGATGTTGTTGCTTTAGCAGTACCAACCACAGTGGATGTGTTGACAAGACGAATATTCTCTCCACTGGTATATGCCTTGAGTGGACCAGTATCAAACTGACTGGTCAGATTTGCAGTTGTGTTCGCAGTCACACGAACATAAGTATTTGCATCATTTGCTTCGACTACAAACTTAACAACACCATAAGCACCAGAACTCACACCAACCAATTCCTGTCCCTCAGAAATCGCTTGTGTGTTTGCAATGTTCAGTACATGATACCCTGCAGTATTGCCAGAGAATCCAGCAACATGACCAACGGTTGTGCCGCTTGGGTCAGTAATGGTTACCATTTCGCCATCAGAGAAATTCTTATATCCGTTGATTGTAAGAACAACATTTGAACTGTTATAAGACTGAACCGTTGAGACAACAATGGCGTTTGCGCCAGAGGTAACGCCATAAAGACTGTCGCCAACTGTGATATTTGGATCTGATGTATTTGCTACAGACAACACCGCATTGATGTTGTCATAAAAATCAACATATGCAGGTGGAACCGTTTGTTCGATAAAACCGTATCTTGGACTGCCAATGATGTTATTGGCAAAGGTGTCCATTCTGAAATTGTTACCTTCCTTGTCTAATACAAC